CGTCTTGTGAATGGTGAAACTGTCTGGCATAATGGACCTGTGATTGAAGCACTTGAGCGTGGTGCTGTGCTGCTGCTGGATGAGGTAGATCTTGCTTCCAATAAAATCCTGTGTCTGCAATCTATTCTGGAAGGTAAGGGTGTTTTCCTGAAGAAGATCGGTCGGTTTGTGAAACCTGCCGCTGGTTTTAATGTGATTGCTACGGCTAACACGAAAGGCAAGGGTTCTGATGATGGACGCTTTATCGGCACTAATGTTCTAAACGAAGCATTCCTTGAGCGTTTTCCTGTGACCTTTGAGCAATCTTATCCTGCTCCCGTAACCGAACAGAAGATTCTAGAGGCTGTTGCTCTGGAACTTGGTGTTGACGATAAAGACTTCTGCAAGCGACTGGTTGATTGGGCAGACATCATCCGCAAGACTTTCTATGATGGTGGTATTGAGGAAATCATCAGCACTCGCCGCCTGGTTCACATCATTCGTGCTTATAGTATCTTTGGTAACAAAGCAAAAGCAATTGATGTTTGCACTGCCCGATTTGATGATGAGACTAAGATGTCTTTTATCGAACTCTATGATAAGGTAGATGCTGATTTTCAACTTCCTGTTGACGCAGAACCTCAGTCCTGATAGAATATGAGGAGATAAAAGTGTCTCCTTTTTGTCCTTTACTATGAATCAAAATGTCTGAAAACTTCGAAAGCACTTATGAAAGTTTTATTCCCCAAAAATTCAAAGATACTGTAATTTCTAGTGGGGAGAAAACTGATACTATTTCTTTTAATGGTACTCATGACTTTATCTATGGTGCTCATGACTTTATCTATGCTGCTCAATCAGTCCCATTTTCTTACTTTGGAACTCACTCACCCGATACTATTACTTTTAACTTGAAAATGCCTGAAGATACAAACAAAAATGGTTTCTGGAAGTATGAGGAAGATAAGACTTTGAAAGAGGTAGAGCAGTATCTCTCTAGCACTTATCATTCTCACTACACCTCTGAAACTTCTAAAACTCAAACACTTGATTTGATTGAGAGTATTGGAGATTCGGAAGCATTCACTCGCTCAAATGCTATCAAGTATCTCTCTCGGTTTGGTAAAAAGAATGGTAAGTCTAAGCAAGATATTCTGAAAGCGATTCATTACTGCGTTCTGCTCTACCACTTTGCTGGACTTCACAAGAACATCACTAATACTTATAACTATTGATTATGAAACTCAAGAATAAAACTATGAAACTCTCTGATAATACTCTTGCTCTTCTGAAAAACTTTGCAGGTATTAATAACTCAATTCTTGTAAAACAGGGAACTCAACTTCGCACGATTTCTGTAGCGAAGAATATTCTAGCAGAGGCAGATATTACTGAAGAGTTTCCTCGTGAATTTGCCATTTATGATCTGAACCAGTTTCTCAATGGTCTGGGACTTCACCAAGATCCAGATCTTGATTTTACTGAAGAATCGTATTTGAGCATTAAAGAAGGTAAGCGGAGGGTAAAGTATTTTTATGCTGATCCTAATGTAATCGTTTCTCCACCTGATAAAGCAATTCAACTTCCCTCTAGTGATGTTTGTTTCCAACTGGATAGCACTTCTCTGGAAAAACTGGTGAAGGCAGCGGCAGTGTATCAACTACCCGATTTGTCTGCCGTTGGTGAGGCAGGTGTCATCAAACTGGTGGTTCGTGATAAGAAGAATGATACTTCCAATGAATACGCCATTGTGGTTGGTGAAACTGATTCCGAGTTCGTGTTTAACTTTAAGGTAGAAAACATCAAGATTATTCCTGGTGCCTATGACGTGGTTGTGTCATCTAAACTTCTATCACAATTTACGAACACCAAGTATAATCTGAAGTATTATATTGCTCTGGAACCTGATTCGACCTTTGGATGAATATCTTTGTAACATCTCCTTGGCCTGCTGAGAGTGCTGTTTGTCTCCCCGACAAACATATCGTCAAGATGCCTCTGGAGTGCTGTCAGATGCTTTCCATTGTTGCCTCTGAAAAATGGGGTCATAATTACGGCACTCTGCCTAAGACTGACGGCACTCCCTACAGAACTGAAAAGGGTGCGTTTCGTAATCATCCCTGCACCAAATGGGCAATGGATAGTATCCATAATGCCTATTGGTTGATTAAGTGGGGAATGAACTTGTGCGATGAGTATTCTATGCGATATGGTAAAACTCATTCGTGCTATAATACTCTTGTGTCTGCTTATTATCTGTTTCCAAAAGGAAAGATAACTAGTGTGACTCCATTTGCTCGGGCAATGCCTGTGGAATGGAAATTTGACGACAGCATTGATACCTTTACTGCTTATAAAAGGTATATTGCTTCTAAACCTTGGGTGAAGGACAACTACCTTCGACTACCTCAGCGTAAACCTGATTGGATTTAATTATGAGTAATAATTTTTTTTCCGAAGAAGAATACCTCAAAATTATAAAAACAATGCCTCTTTTTTGTGTTGACTTTTTGATTCGATGCAAAGATAAATATTTGCTCATTAAAAGATCTCAAGAACCTGTCAAGGGAATTTATTGGGTTATTGGTGGGCGAATGATGTTTAACGAAACACTAGATGAACTCGTGGTTCGAGTGCAAACAAGAGAAATTGGTAGATGTTTCAATAATCTAAAACCAATTGCTTTTGCAAATTATTTTTTTCCTAATGTTCCTAATGGTAGAGCAACTCACACACCAACTATGCTATACTTAGTTGAGGTTGATGAAATGTTTAAACCTAAACTTGATTCGACCCATCTTGACTATGTTTGGACAAAAACTCTACCAGAGCAATTGCTCAAACAAAATGAATTCTTTGAAATTTTAGATAATGAGTGATTTTATTTGGGTTGAGAAGTATCGACCTAAAACGATTGACGATTGTATTCTCCCAGAATCTACCAAAACTATGTTTCGGGAGTTTCTAAATAAGGGTGAAATACCAAATATGCTTCTCGCTGGTCCTCCTGGTATTGGTAAGACAACAGTAGCAAAAGCACTTTGTAATGAACTTGGAGTAGATTTTTATGTCATCAATGGATCTGACGAGGGTAGATTCCTCGATACTGTGCGAAACAATGCAAAGAATTTCGCTTCGACCGTCTCACTTTCATCAACTGCTAAACACAAAGTCATCCTTATTGATGAAGCAGATAACACAACCCCAGATGTACAACTCCTCCTACGGGCGTCTATTGAGGAGTTTAATCGTAACTGTCGATTCATCTTCACTTGTAACTACAAAAATAAAATCATCGAACCCCTCCACTCCAGATGTGCCGTCGTTGATTTCTCCATCAAGGGAAGAGAAAAAACCGCACTGGCAGGATCCTTCTTCAAGCGTTTACAAAACATCCTGGATGAGGAACGTATACAATACGATCCTAAAGTCCTTGCAGAGCTGATAAATAAACACTTCCCTGATTGGCGTCGAGTTCTTAACGAGTGTCAGCGATACTCTGTAGGGGGACAGATTGATTCTGGGATCCTTGCTACTTTTTCTGACGTTGCCGTAAATGATCTCCTTCAAAATCTTAAAGAAAAGAACTTCTCCGAAGTTCGGAAGTGGGTGGTCTCTAATTTGGATAATGATACTACTGTATTGTTGCGCCGTATTTACGATGCTCTTTATAGTGCCCTTGAAAACAATAGTATTCCTGCTGCTGTGCTTGTGCTTGCTAAGTATCAGTATCAGAGTGCGTTTGTAGCGGATCAAGAAATCAATACGCTTGCTTGTCTAACTGAAATTATGGTGGAGTGTGAGTTCAAATGAGACATCAAGTCAAATCCAAGTGGTATTATATTTTCTGGGGTGCCTGTGCCGTTGCCGTTGTTGGTGGTCAACTCTATGTTGGATCTGGTTATCGTGAGATGGCAGAGGCAACTAAAAATACTAAAATTGTTGTGAGGTGTGTAAATGGGTCTACTGAAAATTGATAAGGCATCTTTGTATGATGTTCCAGTCAAGACAACTCCAGAGAATGTAAAAGAAGCGAATGAAGGATTATTTCATTCCACAATGAATCTTCCCGCTGCTGCAAAGCATTGTGGTATGACTCATAAGGAAATGAAAATGACTTTTCTTGAATATTTGAAGTATAACAAACCTGATTATGAAGTCTCTTAAAACACCTTTGAGGTATCCGGGCGGTAAGTCCCGTGCCTGCACCAAGATGGATCCTTACTTCCCAGATCTCCGCAACTATGATGAGTTTCGAGAACCTTTTCTTGGTGGTGGAAGTGTTGCGATTCACATCACCAAGAAATGTCCTTACCTAGATATTTGGGTGAATGACCTTTATGAACCTCTTGTAAACTTCTGGCAGCAACTCCAGACTTTTGGAACTGACTTAAAGGATAACCTGGTAGATCTCAAATCAACGCATAATAATCCAGCATCCGCAAAAGAACTGTTCCTAGCAAGTAAGGAGAAGATCAATGAGCAAAGTTTGCCCAGTCTTGATCGTGCTGTGGCTTTCTATGTTGTCAATAAGTG